CAAAGCCCAGATGAAAGCTTTTGAAAAGCTAGATGAGACAGCACAAAAACATATCAAAGATTCTTTAGTTCGTAATGTTTTAATTACGGCTTGGGATGAAAAGGATGATGAACTTGCTGACTTAGTGAAGTCCAAAGTCAAGGTTGCTCTTGATGAAGGCAAAGCACTTTGAACGTAGAGAAATACGAGCAAAGATTAAGGCAGAGGGTAGGAGAAGCTGAATATGGTCGTCATAAAGAGCTTGTCCGCCTTCTGGCGCGCAATCTTGCTCTTGAAGACTTGCTTTGGGAAGAAATTCTTATATGTATTCGGGATGTTAACGCGCGAACAGAGCTCTTGCGACAAAGAAATCAAATCGTTCGTGACATACATACTGAATTCAGAGCATTAAACATTGAAGTCCCCACTGATGTAGAAAAGAACACAGAGAACTTTGGGACTTTTTTAGAGGAATTAACAAATGATGAAAAACCAAACCCACCTAAAGAAGATATTAACCGGTAAAGGTGGATTAGATTCAAGACATTTAGAGAATATATTCAATAAGTGTAGACAAGATAAGTCTAAGATGAAAAAATTGATTAGAGCTTTTTGTTCGGCATACCTTATTGATGGTAAACAACGTCCTTTACTACTAAGACCACTCCAAGAAGCTATAATAATAGAATGTTTAACTGATAGAGATGATGACAAACAGAAAAAATTAGCTATATTAGCTCCACGGGGTAGTGGAAAGTCTTTTGCTCTGTCTGTAGCAGTGACTATATATATGTTCTTTAATAGATTTAGAGATTTAGTATTTATTCTAGCTCCTACAGAAGACCAAGCAGCTTTAATATTCAATTACGTATATCGACACTTTGCTGATAATACCTTTTTAAATGGATTAGTAGCTAATTATAGATTTCATAATAAGCCCAACATAACACTTAAGGGGGGCACTATTATGAGGAGAGCTCCATTGGCGCCAAGTAACCAAGGACAAGCTATACGAGGACAACATCCTACGTTCTTAGTTGTTGATGAGTCTCCACTCATCGACGATAAACTATTTATAGACAACGTAGAACCAGCAATAGTTTCAAATAAGGCCCCGTTCATAAATTTAGGTACACCAAAGTCAAAAGAAAACCACATGTGGCGATATTTGTACGATGATGGGTATGCAGATACCTTTACTCGACTACATTATTCATGGCGAGATGCAGTGAAACAAGGAGATGCTTATTCAGCTCCTTATACTGAAGAAGAAATGTTAGATAAAATGACAGAATGGGGGGAAGATTCTATCTACTGGAGGACAGAATACGAATGTGAGTTTGTAGAGTCGGTATCGAATGTGTTTAATCCAGAAAAAATTAAAGGATGTTATGATGATTACGAAATTACTAGACTTGATGGGGATGGACAGTCGAGAGGAAGCAATATTACTGTTGGTGTTGACATCGGCAAATCTGTTAACTCTACTGTTATTAGTGCATGGTCCCTTGATAAGTCTGATACAGAAAATATTGCACGACTTGTTTACCTTGAAGAAATTAATGCCAGAACTGGTGGACACGATATTCCATACCAACGTCAACGTATTATGGATGTTACCACTCAGCTTGGGGCTAGTCGGCTTATCGTGGATTGTACTGGTATTGGTGGTGCGGTTGAACAAGATTTACGGTTGGCGTGTATAAATGCTGGTATTCATTTTGTACCGTTTGTGTTTACAGGTGGTCCAAAAGGTACTAAAACTCAAATGTATCGAGACTTTGTTTCATATATTCAACAAGGAAGAGTGAAAGTACCTAATCCAACCCATTTAACTCCAGATATAGCAAAATTAGTGCATAAATGGACTAAAGAACACATAGATTTAGAATATACAATGGATGCTGCTAATAAAACTGAAAAGATTGCAGCACCAAGTGGGAAACATGATGATTATTGTGATAGTTCGGCTATGGGAATACTTGCTACTTTAAGTATGTTACCTATGACCGGAAACTTTGGGCAGAGCATTGTATCAAGAAAAATAAATAAGACTTCACATGAGTACAGAAATAACTCAGGAAGGCCAATTTTTAGTACAACACAACGAAAAGCACGTCTAAACAAGCATAGCCTACGTGGAATCTAACAAAAACTTTATATACTCATTAAGATTAATTATTTAAAGCCATGTCGTTTATAGATAATGTTAGACGTAGGTTTGCATCTATCGGAAGCAACCCTTCGTACAAGAAAGACGACCCTCGTAGTTACGGTGAAGGAGTCATCAAACGTCTGAAAATCAACCGTGGATTTAGTGTGGGACAAAATAAGGATTATGAACCACATATTGGTAAAAATAGAACATACCAAAATGTGTATTTATCCGACCCCATAATAAGAACACTTATAGATTTACCATGTTTGTACGCTGTTAAAGATAATTTTGATATAGTAACAGATGACGAAGACCTTCGAGAAGAACTAGAAGAAATGTTCAGAGATATTAATCTTGAGAATATATTATACGGGTGGTTGAGAAATGCAAGAATTTTTGGTACAGGATATTTAGAATGGACTGGAGACAACTTAGTTTTACGTTCCAGTCAGAATATGTTCGTTAAGAGAAACGAGCACGGACAAGTTATGTATTACTACCAAAAAGTAGGAGATAAAGAAGAAGACGTTAGGTTTGAAGAGGATGAGATAATTCAATTAAATAATAATTCATTTGATGATTTAGCTTATGGTTTATCTGACATACATCCTATTTTATATCTGGTAGATTTAAAAGATTACGCAGAAAGAGATATAGGAGCAGCATTAAACAAATATGCATCTAGTAGATTTGATGTTAGTGCTGGTTTACCTGATATGCCTTATGGACCAGATAAAATAAACGAAATAGTTGACGCATTTAATTCTTTAGCTCCCGGTGAAGACATTATCCACGGTAACGACATACAAATTAAAGAACTACAAGGAACTCAGAGAGCCTTTGAATATGGAAAGTATACCGACGATATACTTGATAAAATACATATGGCATTAAAAGTTCCTAGAACTATGTGGACTGAGCCCGAAAGAGCACGTCCAATATTTGAACCATACGTTAGATATTTACAGACTATGGTCGAGGGAGCACTTAATGCCCAATTAATGCCACAATTAGAAAGTGGTGAAGCAAAGTTTAAGTTTAGGCAAATTAATGTTAACGACGCATTCACTAAAGCTAAGACTGATATGATATATCTGTCTGAAGGTGTATTATCACCCGGTGAAGTTAGAGAGGAGCGTGGTCTTGACCCTGAAGGTGTTACTGAATTAGATATGGAAACTTCAGAGGATATCAAGGCTTCTCCAATCAAACAAGAACAAAGTGATAAGAATGCAAACATCTCTGGTGGAAAGAATCAAGACAAGAAAGAAGAATCCGCTAGAGCACAGAATAGGGGTAATAAACCCTCCGCAAACGTAACAGGAGACAGAAAATGACATTTGAAAAATGTATGATAAATACCAAAAGTAACCTGAAGAAGAGGGGTTTTGATAACCCTGAAGAGATTGCAGCCGGCATGTGTAGCATGTGGGCTCAAGAGAATGGCGTAGAGCGGGAATTTGCAGAAGGCAAAGACACTGAGCCAGTTCGTCGTTCATTTGCATTATCAGTAGCTGATAGTGAACAAATGACATTTACAAGCGAAGAGGGAGTCGAATCTGTAGAGTTTCCCGTAATCGCTATTACATCCGGACCTCATGAATATGAGGCAGAAGGAGAAGAACATAAAGTTTATATTGAAGGAGGTATGTTGAAAGACAACCTAGAGAAGTTTTCAGAACTCCCGATTTATATTGACCATCAAAGAACAGCTGAGGACCTTATCGGCATGGCAACGAAGCCTGAGCTAATCGAGATGGATAATGGAAAGACCGCAGTTAAGATGTTGGCAACAGTATCTAATAAACATGGCCGTGGTCAAGAAGTGATGGATAAAGTCAAGGAAGGGGACATGACTCATGTTAGTATTGATTGGTTTTCCAACGATATTGATGTGATGGGTGACACTTATGCCACTAACATTCGTCCCACAGAGGTAAGTTTCATTGACAATGAAAAAATGGACCCCGTCTGCAAAGAATGCACAATAGATGGAGAAGGAAAGGAATGTAAGACACAAGAACCCGACGACGACCACGACTGTGGTTGTGGTGGCCACGAAGGTAAATGTGGCTGTGAAGACGGGAAAACAGAGGTAGAAAAAATGTCAGAAGATATTAAAGAAACAACTGTAAAATCCGAGGCAGAGAACATTGTCGAACGCGAGTTCGCTTCATTACGTTCACAGCTTGAAGCAGCAGAAGCATCTAAAAAGGAAATCGAATCTGAATTTAAAGCAGCTATGAAAGAGTTAGACTCATTCAAAGCAGCCGCAGAAGAGAGAGCCGCAAAAGAAGCAGAAGCTAAGAAAGCTGAGACAGTAGAAGCAATTATATCCCGAGAGGTTTTATTCGGTACAATCGAAGAAACCAAGAAGGATGCGCGTGTAGAGGAACTATCTGCATGGGATGAGTCCAGATTGACTGGATTTAGCGATGCTCTAGCAGCAATGCCAGAGCCCGCACAAGAAATCGAAAGGTCTTTCGGAAAAGGTAAATCAGCCGACGAGGGTGAAGTACCAGAAACCAAAAGAGAATTCGGTATGAAAGTAGTTAAAGGAGCTATTAGATTAGACCCAGAATACTACAGAGGTAAATAAATATGGCAACAGAAATATTAGTAAACGACGGTGGTGCACCAGCAAGGATTCTTCCTTTTATAGCTGGAGCCGCCCTATCAGGTGGAGAAGCTGTTATCATGAGTGCAGACGGAGAAGTAGACCCAGCAGGAGCTGCGGCTACTAACGTTATTGGATTCATGTTTACAGATGCCGCATCAGGAGCAAATTGCTCAGTAATAACAGGTAAAGGCGTTGTACTTAACGCTTTAGTATCAGGCACAGCCGCAAGCGGTGCTTTGTTACAAGTAGAAGCTTCCGGAGATTTAAAGGCCGGAACTACAGCTGATGCAGGAGTAGCAGTCATGCTAGGTAATGACACAGGAGGAGCAGCAGCTTTAAGGCCTGTTCTAACAAGGTGATTAAATGGTCGACGCAACACCCGGTATACTAACTAGCCTAAATTCTGGTTCAACGAACAACGGAGAAAGAGTACTTAT